TGCAGAAAAATAAGTACGTTTCTGCGCGAGAGCTGGGGTATGCACAAGCCTAGGATGTACAACCGGGTTAGTTGCATTCGTAAGATCGTGAGCACCTTGAGTGTTTTTAACAGCAGCCTCACCAGCGAAAGCTGCGTTGCCTACAGCATTAGCAATGTTTGAAGTACCGAGTGAAGAGCCGACTGAAGAAGAAGCGGAAACCTCGGGAGATTGCTGATTATTTTGTTTTGCATACTCGCGTTGCTGTAAAGCATAAGCAAGAGCTGGATTTGCTTCGGCCCAGGTTGCGAGATTCGTGGACATTTCAGGAGAAGAACCGCGAGCACGCATAAATTCAATCAGCTCGCGAGTCTTATCTGCTTGTCCAGCGTAATCACTCACCGCTTTACGATACTCAGCGAGGCTGCCGTACTTCTCGGGAGATAACGGTTCCGTCATCCTGACTGCTGCAGCTGCTGTTGGGTCAGTTGCCACAGCTTCTCGCAGCAAACTTCTTTGCGTTGAGGTCGAGGTGTCACCCCTAAGATCTGTGGGTGAAGGAGAAACCGAAGGTGGGACAGGATTAGTTGTATCAAGAGCAGGGACGTTAGCGGCTGGTTCTGTTCCTGTTGCCGCGTTAGCTGCCACCGTATCGACCATCTCCTGACTCTGAGGAGCTTGGTTTAGAGCCCCGAGTTGGTCATAAACCCCATAGCCAGCGGTACCAAGAAGTGCTGCTAAGGCTGCGTCACGACCAAAATTCACGCCCTGACCAGCTGATTTTCTAGTAAATGCGTCAGCAATAAGCTGTTGTTCATTAATACCGCCGACATTGAACTCAGGTCGAGGTGCTTGTCGGCCAAGCGGAGACGATGCACCGGCAGGCATACGAACCGCATCAAATTTAGCCAGCTGCTCAGCAATAGAAGGATCTCGCTTTACGAAAAGGCTTAATTGATCATCTAAAAAAGGATCGGCGGGGCGAGGACCGAAACGTGTTCCAGGGATAGGGAACTCATCTGCTGGCGTCAGACTGTCTAGTACTCGCTGTACTTCCGGGTCCCTTGGGTTAGGAGCGGAAACACCTGCCTCAGGCATTACTCGACCGCCCACGCTGGCGCCTTCAGGGGTGATTCGTCCTGACCTCGAAACCATCTCTGTTGGTGCAGTACTACCCGCAGGAAAACGTGTAGTACCAATAGTAAGTTGTGTTCCTTGAGGTCCGGTAAGGTTGCCAGGTAAAGGAGCTTGCGGTGCCAGCTCAGGCATAAATTCAGCTGAGGGGATCTCCCTTCGAACAGCTGATGTCACACCTCGATCACCAAGAGGTACGAGAGCACCGGCAGGTTCGGGAGGCTTGGGACCAAGCTGAGTTACAGGGGATGTCTGAGGAACAACTGGTCGGCGTGCAGCAACTCCACGTCCAAATTCTGGTACCGGAGCCTGCTGAGAACGAACAGCTTTAATCGCTGCCTGGGTTGCAGAAGGGGACTCACCAATAAGTCCCGGTCCAGGTAAAGAGGGGAGTCTAATACCTAACTTTCTAGCTTGGTTTATAAAGTTTTCCTGCAGTACACGGTCCCCACTCATCATTACTTGTGTAAACGCGGGAACTAATGCTTTGTTGTAAAAATCATCAGCGTTTTTAACAACTAGTTTGGTACCTTGCCTAAGGCCCTGCTCGATCAGATCTTGATAAATACCCATTTTTACCGGAGCGAGCTAAACCAATAAATCAATCTTAGCGCCAGTTAGCATAAAAATACAGGCGGTCAGATCGTGACACGTCAGGAGGACCAGGGATAGCTTGAATGAACTCCCCGCCACTTCTTTCAAACCGATAGCGAGCTGCCACGGGGTTCTTATAGTTTGGAACGTAGAGCATTTCAGCTAAACGATCGCACTCAAACAGATAGTTCTCACGCCAGATACGAGCTGTCTCGCGCTTGTCTTGAATGCTGATCGAACGAGACACATCACCAAGAATGGTTTCTTGACGGCTCGTGGCACGACCAGTGGCAAGCTCCGTTAAACGCTCAGCCTCTTCACAACGTTCTACTTGTTGAACAATCTTATCGTAATAAAATTCACTTGGAATACTATTACACGCTTCTAGTAATCTGGCGTAATCTCCAGCTGGTACAGTTGCGATGTTGAAACCTAGGTGATAAGCAACACGACTGAAATTAAAATCATCTAAAGCGTAACCAAACGTCTGAGCAGGGTTACGCGTTAGCTGGTTTACAGCTGCGTAAATAACTTCACGCTTACTTGCGTCAGTCGTAGTGGCGTTAAAAGTAACGCCCTGCTGAGCAAGATAACTTTGAATCTGCTCTAGCTCGTTTTGGGAAAGCTGAGCCATATGCTAAAACCCACTACCTTATTTACCCATTGTAAATGAGGCAGAGGGTTCTAGATAGTAATAAATAAGTGAACTAATTTAATCACTCAACATAAACAGAACCTGTGGCAAAAACTTCCTTCCACTCGACGCGCTTGATTGATTCAAGCTGCTCAAGCTTCGTAAAGCGTTCACCAGGCAAACCCTGCTTGAGCTCAATAATTTCCTTAGCTGTTTTAAGGCCAACACCGGGCAGACACTGAGTCAAACCTTCCGCAGTCAGGTTGTTGAGATTAATCCGGTTGTCGACAGGAGGCAGAGGCTTAACGACCTTTGCTGGTTCTTGCTCCTGAACAACTTTTCGTCGACCACGACGTGTTTGCAACTTATTTCCACCTCCTTGAGGTTCTGTATCCTCAACAAACTCGTCCACTTGGTCCTTATGAGCGTAAAAGACCTTTCCTGATGTGTTAGAGCGCACCATGAAGTACTCACCCTCGTCGTGAGTCGACAAAATATCGATTTTGATGCCACTAGGCTTGTAAACTTTGGAAGCCATCCCGAAAGTCAGTATATAGGCAGCAGTTTAGAGCAAAATCTCAAGAAATCTCCTATTCCTTTTTAAAGTCATTGAGCGCATCTGTTAAACCATCTAAAAAATCCTTCCGTTTGGCCCAAGTGTCACCTCCATCCTGGCCTTTTTTAGGGTTTATGCACTCAGGGTCATTAACCATGTTACACACAAGCCCTGCAAGATCTAATTCATTACCTTTTGCACCTGTTTGCCAGTGGTGTATTCCGTTAAGCCACACGGCGCCACATCTTTTACACTCTTTTCGTTCTAATTTAAGATCTGAGAGGTCTTTATCGTCCATGTAAGTGGGAAAACAAAGTACTCGTTATTAACTCTGGCACCAGAATGTTCTTAATACGCTAAAAATTTGCTTAAAAACATCAAATCAATAAAAAACCCTCCCGAAGGAGGGGTCTAAAGGCTCTTTTTACTTGACGTAAGTATGGCCACGGTAAACAAATGTTCCGTGATTCTCTTCGCAGGGTTGATTTGGAGTGTAACTAACTCCTCTATAAGTAGTGTAGTGAAGCTTAGCTCTCTCAAACTCTTTGCGAGCACGGATTAGCTTTTGACGGGCAGCCTCTAAGCCCATGACTTGAACAGCAGTCACTGGAAACCTCCTGGTTATGAGAAATTTCCCGTTCCTTCAGCCCTTTCGTGGCCTACTTGCGTCTCTAATGAGATGAACGTCTTTATATTATAGAGCATCAACAAAAAACCCCTCCCGAAGGAGGGGTAATGTTTCGCTCGTCCCTACTAAGGATATCAGGAAGGAGAGGTAGAGGTGTAGATCTGTGACTCGATGACACCATCGGGCTGCAGAGCGACATCTTGACGCTCGGGGGGCTCGTCGGGGACGATCCAGCAGACTTCGCAAATAGCGAGAGCCTTGTCTTCGCCAGACAGTTTGCCAGCAGAAGCACGGTTGTCGTAGACACCGGAGCCCTGGAACAAACCAGAAGCGGATTGATCGCTGGTAGCGAACAGTTTCCACTGGGTCTCGGAACCAAGAGCCGAAAGGCTGCTGGAATCGATGATGTTGGTGGAACCAGTGCTGCCGTTGGCGATGCGGCTGGAAGAACCGGCGATAGAAACACCGAATTGACCAGACACCACGGTGCCGTCGTCCTTCAGACCTTCACCCACTGCGGGGATAAGGGTCAGAGTAGGAGTAGCGGAACCGCCTGCAACACCGGAGCTGACGAGGTCACCGCCGTCAACACGCAGAGAAGCGCGATACACATAAGCACCGGCAGGAGCCTTGATGCCATCAGTGATATCAGCCCGGACATCCTTGTGGAAGTCAGGGGAAGGAACGATAACGTCGCCGTTCAGGAAAGGCTGCTCAGCGCTGTTCTGACCAGAACCGTAGGGACGGGTGTAGTAAGAAAGCTGGTTGGTGGAACCAAGAGCTTGGAAGCTCATGTCCACATAACCGACAGCCTGCTGGGCAATCCAGCCGGGACGGAACACCACGCCCACGGGGCCACCAACGGGTTGGTTGGTGTAGCTCGTTTGAACGCCATTGGCGTTCTCGAACTGCATGGTCTTTTCTTCGTGCCAGTAACGAAGAACGTTGGTGTAGTTGCCAGGATAAATCTTGGCAACGTGCAGCTGATTGGAATTAATAGCCATTGTTAGTTACCTCCTCAAGCGTCGAAAGAGTAACCAACGGTGACGAAGTCAGCGTTCAGAAGCTCGAAACCTGCGTACAGGCTCCAGATCATCATGATGAAACGGCTGAAGTCGTCGTTGTTGTTGAGGAGCACCTGGGCATTGTTGCCGCCGATGCCAACACCAACTGCCTGGGGACCAAAGAAGATACCAACTGCTGCGTTGTAGTCAGCGGTGGAAGATGCGATGGTTGCGTTCTGAGTCTGAGAAGGCATGTTGGTGGATTCGAAGAATCGCACACCTTCAAAAACAAAGCCCGTTGGCATAATGGGCTCGCCTGCCACGAAAGTGGCTTGGCCGAAGCCTTGACCCATGTACAGAGCAGCGTTGGGCTGCATACCGGACATGAGGGGGTTGATCTGACCGTTACCGGGGTAACGAGCAACTTCACGGAAGTCACTGTTCTGACGCAGATGCATCAGGAAGGTCGGATCACAAACGCAACGATAGAAACCGTCCTGGAAGGTCGGGGTGTTGCGCTTACGCAGGGACTTGACCACGCGGAGGAGGTCGTCCTTAACGTCGAACTTAGCTTGCTCGGCGTTGGTGTAGCTAAGAGCGCCGGTTGCCAGATCGCCGGGGAAGTAGTAACCGCCCTGGGAGTCAGAAGCTTGGCCCTTAGAAACAGATTTCAGGAGTTCGTTGATGAACACCCGATCGCGCCACCGACGATAGTCATCAAGCAGGGTCAGGCTGCCGATTGACTGGTGGAAGGTGGTCAGGTTGCCCGTATCAAGCAGCAGGCGCTGAGCAGTGATAAGAGTTTCCCGAGCGATCTTAAAGGTAGAAGGCTGGGTGGGATCAGAGGGATCTGCAGGACCGGTGTACTCCTTAAGAGTCACCAGAACTTTATCCTTGACAATATTGCGGCTGTTAGCAGTACCGATGGTCTGCTCAGCAGTACGCTCCCGAGATTCTTTAGAGCCAGGGTTACCGAAGAAGCGGTAACGATCTAACTGAACCGTCTGACCGGGCTGCTTGGAGAAATCGTGAACGACCACCGGCTCGGCAGCCATCTCAACGATGTAAGCAGGGTGCGGACGGTAGAGTTCGGCACCAAGAATCTTGGGAAAATCATTATCGATGAACATCGATAAGTGTCCCGAAGAAACTACAAAATTATCTTAGCCTTTTAACAGCTATATCTACATAGCTGCTGTCTCGTTTTTAGCGTTATATACCCTTTTGATTCGAGCTGTTGACACCGGGACTGAAGGTGCGAATCATACCCCTGATGCCTTCTCCAAGAACACCGTAAGTACTGCCGTAGTTAGGAACG